TAGTAACTCCAACTCTTGGTGTTGCTTCTGCTACTACAATCAACAAAGTTACTCTTACTGCGCCAGCAACTGGTTCTACATTAACTATTGCTGATGGTAAAACACTTACTGCTTCTAATACATTAACATTCACTGGTACTGATTCTTCTTCAGTTGCCTTTGGTACTGGTGGTACTGTTGCTTATCAAGGTGGTACTCTTGCTCAGTTTGCTTCTACTACTTCTAGTCAATTGGCTGGTGTTATTTCTGACGAGACTGGTTCTGGCGCATTAGTATTTGGTACTAGCCCAACAATCGGAACACCAACTATTACTGGTGGTACACACAGCGCAATTACTACTCTTGGTATCCGTGATACTTCTGCTGCGTTTGATGTTACTATTGGTGCTACTTCTTCAGTTACTTTAACTGCTGGTCGCGCATTAACAATCGATGTACAGAACGCTGCTAGAACTATTGCTCTTGGTGGTAATATTTCTCTTGCTGGTGCATTAACTACAGCAGGTGCATTTACTACTTCTGGTGCATTCGGTGTAACATTAACTGCGACAGGAACTACTGCTCTTACTCTACCAACTACTGGTACTTTAGCAACTCTTGCTGGTTCAGAAACATTAACTAATAAGACAGTATCAACTGGTTCTACTTGGAATGGTAATACTATTGGTGTTGCTTATGGTGGTACTGGTTCTACAACTGGTTCTATTACTGGTACTGGTTCACTAACATTCGCAGCTGGTGGTTCTAACCAAAGTGTTAATCTTACACCAACTGGTACAGGTACTGTTGATGTTGGTAGTTTCCGTATTACTTCAGTTGCTACTCCAACTCAAGCAACTGATGCTGCAAATAAAGGTTATGTTGATTCAGTTAAACAAGCACTGGATATTAAAGATTCAGTTCGTGTTGCTACTACTGCAAACTTAACTGCAACTGCTTCTGGTACAGGTGCTGGTAAAACACTTACTAACTCTGGCACTCAAGCTGCAATCACTATTGATAGTATTGTTCTAGTTTCTGGTGATCGTGTTTTAGTTAAAGATCAAACACTTGGTCAAAATAACGGTATCTATACTGTTACTACTGTTGGTTCTGCTTCTACTAACTGGGTATTGACTCGTGCCACTGATGCTGATAACTCTCCAAGCGGTGAAGTTACTCCAGGCATGTTTACTTTCGTTGAAGAAGGTACTGTTGGTGCAGACAATGGTTATGTTCTTACAACAGACGGTAGCATAACAATTGATACAACTGTTTTAACATTTGTTCAGTTCTCTGGTGCTGGTTCTGTTATCGCTGGTGATGGTTTAACTAAATCTGGTAATACTTTAAATGTAGTTGGTACTACAAATAGAATTATTGCTAATGCTGATTCTATTGATATTTCTGCAAGTTATGTTGGTCAGACTTCAATTACTACATTAGGTACTATTGCTACTGGTACTTGGAATGGTTCAGTAATTGGTGGAACATATGGTGGTACTGGTGTTAACAATGGATCAAATACTATCACTCTTGGTGGTAATATTTCTACAGCAGGCGCATTTACTACTAGTGGCGCATATTCTTTAACATTAACACAAACTGCTAACACTTCTGTTACTCTACCAACAACTGGTACTCTTGCCACTTTGGCAGGTTCTGAAGCATTAAGTAATAAAACAATTACTTCTTCTTCATTCAGTGGTACTACTGTTGCTGCTACTGGTAATGTGACTTTCACTTCTACTACTGATGCTTCCGCTCTTGGAACTGCTCCAGTTGTATTATCTGGTGGTTTGTCTGTTGCTAAATCAATGTATATTGGTACTAATATTACTGGTGCTGGCGCTGCAACTTCTACACTGGATGGCTTCCAAATTGATGGTGGTACTTATTAAAGTAGCATAAATACATGGTGGGTGTAAGTCCCACCATCTCAGTATATACTGAGTATTGTTTTCTAAATAGAATAGGTTATTATGGCCAATAAAGTTTTAATCAAACGCTCTTCAGTAGCGAGCAAAAATCCCGAAACGACAGATTTAGCGTTGGGCGAACTTGCATTAAACACTTATGATGGCAATCTATTCTTTTTAAAATCCCCAGGTGGTGTCGATGCCATCGTCACAGTTGCTACTCTCACTGGCACACAAACCCTAACAAACAAAACTCTTTCTGCTGCTGTATTGACTGGTTCTTTAACAGCAGGTGGAAACACAGGTTCTAATGGACAGTTTTTAAAGTCTACTGGTTCAGGTGTTGTTTGGGCAACTCCAGGTGGTAGTTCATTAGCGTCGCTTTCTGATGTGGCACTATCAGGTTCCACTTCTGGACAAGTTCTTACTTATAATGGTGCTAACTGGATCAATGCTGACTCCAACGCAACTGTTGCTTCTGCTATTTTTGGATCTACTCTATCAGACCTTGGGTTTGTTTATGATGTAGCTTCTATTAGTGAAGATGAAGGATTAGTTACTGGATCAAATAGTTATGTATACGATCTAGGTATTTTAAGTTTCACAGGTATTATCTCATTGAACAACCTTGACCAATCAGTAAAATCTGATTATCTTGGTTACTCTATTATTTTTGGATTCTAAAGGAATAACATGGCACGCCAGTTAATTGAAAAATATATTTTTACTCCAGGAATTGCTGGCGCAGGTACGCTAAAGTTTCCAGGCAAGTGTGATTTAACTCAACTGTTAATTATCGCAAACAAAACAAATCAGACAAACTTATATGCGATTGGTGATCCAACTCGTAGTGGTACTATTGCGTATGATCCTGCAGATAATACTACTTTTTATTCTGAACAACAAGGTATTTCAACATTAACATTTTCTGCCGATACTTCAATGTATTTGTCGACAGATAAAATTTCCATCTATACTGATGCTCCAAAGAACTTAGGTAATATTGTTCGCCCCTATGCTTTCGGTGTTGATGCTATTGAACGCATGCGTGTTGCTAACCCGCAGGCATTGATTGACGCTGACTTTGAGTATGGTCTACAACCAACTAAATGGCAAAACTATTTTGACCAAAAAAACATTCCAGGTATTTTTGAAAAGCCAGGACTAGATTTATTCGTTACTAATGTAACAACTGATGGTTCTTCTCCTTCTTTAATTACTGTTACTTGTTCTGCTGATCATGGTTTAACAGTTGCTACTCCAGTTATTGTTTATGGATTAGCAAATACAGCATCATCTTCTCGTGCTGAAGGTTCGTTTGTTATTAACACAGTTCCAACTTCAACTACATTAACATACTACGCAAAGGGTATTGTTGGAACAAACGGATTGTCGCTTTATAATGCATCAACATATGCTCGTCGTGGTGGTTTCTATGCAGGATCATCATTAAATACTGCATCGTTTACATCGGATGCTAACTCTCCTTCTAAAATTACTGTAACTTGTTCATCCAATCATGGTCTTGTTCCAGGAACTCCTATTGTTGGTGTTGCTATTTCTAGCGGTACTAACCACTCTTTACTCACTGGTAATTTTTACGCAGAAACAGTTACATCTCCAACAGTATTTACTTTTACTGCTCGTGTTGGTGGCGCTGTTGCCAACTCATCAATTAACATGTCTGTTTATACTCGTTCAGATGCATTCGTTCTTCATCGCCCATTTGATGGTGGTGTTCAGTTGGGTAACTTTGTTCCAACTCATGGTGCTTCTGTTTCTCGTCAGACTAAAAAATACATGCGTTACCAATCAGGTAAAGGTTTATTTTGGTCTTCAGGTGTTTTGTTTAATCCTGTTATTAACCTTGATCAAATTTCTGCATCAGGAACTACATCTGGTTCGTTAATTACAGTTACCACTGAAATTGATCATGGTCTTCAAGTCAACTCCACTGTTCAAATCGCAGGTGTTCTAACATCGGGATATAATGGGACATATGGTGTAAATAGTATTGTTTCAGAAACAGTGTTTACTGTAGTTGCTGCATCAGCGTTAGGATCTGCTTCTGCTGTTATTACTTCTTTCCCTCGTGTAACTTGTACAAACTGGACTGGCGCAACTGTTCGTTGTGGTCCATTCGATGAACAAAATGGTGTGTTCTGGGAATTTGATGGTAAAGAATTAGCATGCGTTAAACGATCAGCAACTTATCAACTCTCAGCATATATTTCTGTAACTCCAGGATCGCAAACTGTGACTGGTAATGGCTCTTGTCGATTTACTCAACAATTAAAAATTGGCGATAATATTGTTATTCGTGGTATGACATATAAAGTTGGTTCTATTACCGATGACAATACTATGTCTATTAACCCAGAGTATCGTGGTGTTAATTCATCGGCTTCAATTAAATACGCTTTGGTTTCAGATACACGAGTTCCACAATCTCAATTTAATATTGATAAGATGGACGGAACTGGATTCTCTGGGTTTAATGTGAATTTAAACAAAATGCAAATGATGGGAATTTCATTCTCATGGTACGGTGCTGGCTTTATTGATTTTATGATGCGTGGGTCAGATGGTAACTTTGTTGTTGCTCATCGTATGAAACAAAATAATTTAAACGATGAAGCATATATGAGAACTGGTAACCAATCAGTTCGTTATCAAGTTAAAAATGAATCAGCAGTTTCAGTTCTTTCTTCATCAATTAATAGTTCAGTAACAACTATACCTTTAGTTGATGCTTCTAGATTTCCGACTATCGGTGGAACAGTTAATATTGAAGGCGAACTAATTAACTTCTCAGGTGTTTCTGGAAATAATTTAACTGGTTGTACCCGTGGCGCATCTATCACCCAGTATGTTGGTGGTAAATCACAAACATTTACTGGAACTACTGCTGCATCTCATGCAGTTGGCAATGGACAAACTGCCGTGTGGTTGTCTTCTGTTACTGCTTCACCAACAATCTGCCACTGGGGTTCTTCTTATATTATTGATGGTGGATTTGATAATGATCGTGGTTACTACTTTAACTATACTGCCACTAGTATATCATTAACTGGTAATCAATCTAAAACTGCATTCTTCCTTCGTTTGGCTCCATCGGTATCTAACTCAATTTCAGGAACTCTTGGCGATCGAGATTTAGTTAATAGATCTTTACTGCTACTACAAAAATTACAGGTCCAGTCTGATAAATCTGTTCAGGTAACTGGTATTTTGAATCCAGGAAATATTGATGCAACATCACTAACATGGACATCTGTTAATACTGTTGGTCTTGGTTCACAGCCATCTTTTGCTCAGATTTCTACAAGCAGTTCAACTGCTGCAACTCCAGGTGAACAAAACTTTTCAACTCTTG